CTTCTGGGCTCTATAGCTTGTTCATACCTATGGAGTGGAACTACGAAGGATTCATGGATACTTTCGGATCACCTGTCTTCACTAGAACAAAGAATACAGTCAAAGGAATTGATGGTCATGAAATTACAACAGGAGTTATTGAACACTGGGAAAACGAAGTTGAAGGATTAAAAGGAGACCAAGATAGTTTAAATGAATATTATAGGCAGTTTCCAAGAACAGAGCAACACGCGTTTAGAGACGAAACTAAAAATAGCTTATTTAATTTAACTAGAATATACGAACAAATAGACTATAACGAAGAACTAAATAATTTAGCTAATTATACTAAAGGTTCTTTTATGTGGCAAAATGGAATACAAGATACTAAAGTAATATTTAGTCCTAATAAAGACGGTAGATTTTTAGTTTCTTGGGTACCACCAGTTAATCTTCAAAATTCTATAATAGTAAGAAATGGAATCAAATACCCAGCAAACGAGCATGTTGGCGCGTTTGGTTGTGACTCTTACGATATATCAGGAACTGTGGATGGCAAAGGATCTAATGGTGCACTTCATGGACTTACTAAGTTTTCAATGGAGGATGCTCCGCCTAACCACTTTTTTCTTGAGTATGTAGCTAGACCTCAAACAGCTGAAATATTCTTTGAAGATGTATTAATGGCTTTAGTGTTTTATGGTATGCCAATACTAGCAGAGAATAACAAACCTAGATTATTATATTATTTAAAACGAAGAGGTTATAGAGGTTTTAGCATGAACCGTCCTGATAAAGTTTGGAATAAATTATCGCCTACAGAAAAAGAAATAGGTGGTATACCAAACACAAGTGAAGATATTAAGCAAGCTCACGCGTCTGCTATTGAAAGTTATATAGAAACTTATGTTGGAAAGTTAGAACAAGGCTATGGCGATATGTATTTTCAAAAAACATTAGAAGACTGGTCTCAGTTTAATATTAATAATAGAACAAAGTACGATGCTTGTATAAGTTCTGGCTTAGCTATAATGGCTTGTAATAAAAACAGATATACACCAGTTGCTACAAAATTAAAAAAATATGTTGACTTAGGCATAAAAAAATACGATAACACAGGTTATGTTTCAAAAATAAAATAAATGAATATAATTCCAAACGCGAACACAACAAGTTCTTTTCCAAGTCAGGTAGTACCAGACGGCGAAAAAGCTACATATGACTATGGCTTACGTGTTGCTAGAGCTATTGAAGATGAGTGGTTTAGAAATGATAGAGGTAGATACGATAGATTTAACACTAATTATAATAACTTTCATAGACTAAGGCTATATGCTAGAGGTGAACAATCTGTTCAAAAATATAAAGACGAATTATCAATAAACGGCGATTTATCATATTTAAATTTAGATTGGAAGCCTGTGCCTGTAATACCTAAATTTGTAGATATTGTTGTTAACGGTATGTCACAAAGGAGTTATGAAATAAAAGCGTTTGCTCAAGATCCTGAATCAATAATAAAAAGAACAGCTTATGCTGAAGCTCTACAAAGAGATATGATGCAGAAAGCTATGATTAACAAAATAAAACAAGTTACAGGTTTAGATGTATCAAAGTCTCAAGGTAAAGGTTTAGAGTTTGAAAGTGAAGAAGACTTACAGTTACACATGCAAATGGATTATAAAGATTCTATAGAAGTAGCAGAAGAAGAAGTTATTGATCAAGTTTTAGATTATAATAAATATGATTTAACAAGAAAAAGATTAAACTATGATTTAACAGTTCTTGGCATAGCATGCGTTAAAACAAATTTTAATAGGTCAAATGGTATAGAAGTAGATTACGTTGACCCAGCTAATTTAGTTTATTCTTATACAGACGATCCAAATTTTGAAGATTTATATTATGTTGGTGAAGTAAAGTCTGTTAGTATACCTGAACTTAAAAAACAATTTCCTGATTTAACACCAAGCGATATAGAAGAAATACAAAAGTACCCTGGTAATAATATGTATACTAGAAACTTCAATGGTCGCTATGATGATCAAACTGTGCAAATACTTTATTTTGAATATAAAACTTATACTAATCAAGTATTTAAAATAAAAACTACATCTTCAGGTTTAGAAAAAGCATTAGAAAAGCAAGATGTATTTTTAGAAGCACCTGAAACAGATAACTTTAAAAAAGCTTATAGATCAATAGAAACATTATATAGAGGCGCTAAAATACTAGGCCACGAAAAAATGTTAAATTGGATGATGTGTCCTAATATGACTAGACCACTAGCTGATACTACTAAAGTAAATATGAATTATAATATAGTAGCGCCTAGATTATATAAAGGTCGTATAGAAAGTTTAGTTAGTAGAATAACTACATTTGCTGATATGATACAGTTGACACATTTAAAGCTACAACAAGTAATGTCAAGAGTTGTACCTGATGGTGTGTTTATGGATGTAGATGGCTTAGCAGAAGTTGATTTAGGCAATGGCACAAACTATAATCCAGCTGAAGCGTTGAATATGTATTTTCAAACTGGTAGTATAGTTGGTAGATCATATACACAAGACGGTGGGCCTAATCCTGGTAAAGTTCCAATACAAGAATTAGCTACATCAAATGGCATGGGTAAAATGCAAGCTCTTATACAAACATACGAGTATTATCTTAAAATGATAAGAGATGTGACCGGTCTTAATGAAGCTAGAGATGGTAGTACACCAGATAAGTATTCATTAGTTGGATTACAAAAGTTAGCAGCTGCAAATAGTAACACAGCAACAAGGCATATACTTCAAGCTAGTTTATATTTAACATTAAAAACTTGTGAAAACATTTCATTAAGAGTTGCAGATGCTTTAATGTTTCCAATGACAAAGCAGTCTTTAATGCAAAGTATATCAAGATATAATGTTGGAACACTTAAAGAATTATCTAATTTAAATATACACGACTTTGGTATATTCATAGAGTTAGAACCAGACGAAGAGCAAAAGCAAATGTTAGAGCAAAATATACAAATAGCTTTAAAAGCTGGTCAAATAGATTTAGAAGACGCTATTGATGTTAGAGAAGTTAGAAATTTAAAGCTAGCTAACCAAATGCTTAAAAAGCGTAGAAAAGATAAAGCAGCTAGAGATCAACAAGCACAGCAAGCTAATATACAAGCTCAAGCACAAGCTAACGCGCAGTTAGCAGAAAAAACTGCTTTAGCAGAAACACAAAAACAACAAATACTAACAGAGCAAAAGCTTCAGTTAGAAAAAGCTAAGTCTGATTTTGCTATACAAAAAATGGAAAGAGAAGCGCAAGTTAAAAAAGGTTTAATGGAACTAGAGTTTAATTTTAATATGCAGCTTACTCAAGCACAAGGCGAAGCTAAAATGCAAGAGGATAAATTTAAAGAAGATCGTAAAGACGAAAGAACTAAAATACAAGCTACACAACAAAGTGAGCTTATAGATCAAAGAAAAAACGATTTATTACCTAAAAACTTTGAGTCAGCAGGTAATGATTCATTAGGTGGCTTTGGTTTAGAACAATTTACACCTAGATAATTATTAACTATTATATTATATTATGTCAGAAGAAGTAAAAGAAGAAGGATCTTTTAAGGTAAAGAAAAAACCTGGAAGACCTAGAAAACTTGTTTCACAAGATGAAACACTTAAAGTAAACTTAGATAAAAAAGAAGAAGATGCCGTTGAAGAGCAAGAGACAAATGAGGTACCTGTTCGCGACGGATCCGAAGTTAGCGAAGAAGTTCCTCAAGAAAACAACGAAGAAACAATTGAAGAATCTACCGGAGAAAGTAAAGAAAAAGAAGAAGAGGTAATTACTATAAGTGAAGTTACCGAAGAAGAACCTGAACAACCAGTTGTTGAAGAAGAAACTAAATATGTAGAACAACAAAAACAACTTCCAGAAAATATAGAAAGTTTAGTTAAGTTTATGGAAGAAACTGGTGGTACAGTAGAAGACTATGTTAGGATTAATGCCGATTACTCTAACGTAGATAATAATACATTATTAAGAGAATATTACAGACAAACTCGTCCGCATTTAGATTATGAAGAAATTAAATTTTTAATGGAAGATAATTTTAACTACGACGAAGACGTCGATGAAGAGCGAGCTATAAGAAAAAAGAAGCTTGCTTATAAAGAAGAAATTGCTAAAGCCAAAAACTTTTTGGAAGGACTAAAGAGTAAATATTACAAGGAAATCAAGTTGAGACCTGGTGTTACTCAAGACCAACAAAAAGCGATGGACTTTTTCAATAGATACAACGAAGAACAGAAAATGGTTCAAGAGCAACATGGAAGGTTTAAACAAAGAACCGACAACTTTTTCAACAAAGAATTTAAAGGTTTTAATTTTGATGTTGGAGAAAAGAAGTTTAGGTTTAAAGTTGCTAATACCACAAATGTAGCTAAAAACCAATCTGACTTAACTAATCTTGTTGGGAAGTTCCTAGATAATAAAGGAGAAGTCAAAGATTACGCTGGTTATCATAAAGCCATTTATGCTGCTGAAAACGCTGATACCATAGCTAGTCATTTTTACGAGCAAGGCAAGTCCGACGCTATTAAAGAAATGACTGCTAAATCTAAAAATATAACAGAAGACGCTAGGCAAACTGCTGCTAATGCTGGAGATGTTTTTATTAATGGATTAAGAGTTAAAGCAATATCAGGAGCAAATAGTTCTAAGTTAAAAATAAAAACAAAAAAAATAACTTAAACTAAAATTATAAAATTATGAGTTTTGCAGCCGGAGGAGCTTTTCCTCCAACTTTAATTCCAGCTGGTAAAAAGCAAGCGTTAGCGACTAACTATTTGTCGTTTAACGGTGGCGGCAACCCTGGAGATAGTGATACTTTTGCTCAACAATACTTACCAGAATTGTATGAAGCAGAAGTTGAAAGATACGGAAACCGAACTTTACAAGGTTTCTTGAGAATGGTAGGCGCTGAAATGCCTATGTCATCTGATCAAGTAATTTGGACAGAGCAAAATAGACTACACATCGCTTATGATGGTTGTACAATCGCTTCAAACACTACAATTACAGTTCCATTAGAAGCTGATAAAAATTGTGCTGTTAGAGCTGGATCTACAATTGTTATATCAGAAGGTTTAGTTACAGTAAAAGGTAGAGTAAAATCTGTTAGTTCTATTGCTGCTGGACCAGTTTGTACATTAACTATTGATACTTACAAAGTAGCTAATATGGCATCTTTAGGAGGAATTGCTGGCGCTGCTAAAATATTTGTGTACGGTTCTGAATTTGGAAAAGGTACTCAAGGTATGGAAGCTGCTAATGCTGCTATTTCTGGCGGTGTAGGTAATGATCAGTTAGTTACGGCTATTACACCTGATTTTACTCAGTTTTCAAACAAGCCAATCATAATCAAAGACTTCTACGAAGTTTCTGGTTCTGATACTGCTCAAATTGGTTGGGTTGAAGTAGCTACTGAAGCTGGTCAATCAGGATTTTTATGGTATCTAAAAGCTGAATCTGAAACAAGATTACGTTTTGAAGATTACTTAGAAATGGCAATGGTTGAAGCTGAGAAAAAAGGAGCTGGTTCTGCATTAGACGGTTCTGAAGGTTTATTCGCTGCTATAGAAAATAGAGGTAATGTATATAATGATTTCGCTGGTGCTGCTGCTCCTGGAGCTGGTGCATTAGGAGATTTTGATACTATCCTTAAGCAATTAGACACTCAAGGTGCTATTGAAGAAAACATGCTTTTCTTATCAAGACAAACTGCCCTTGACTTTGATGACATGATCGCTGCTATGAACGGTGCATACGCTTCTACTGGAGCTGTATCTTACGGTTTATTTAACAACGAAGAAGACATGGCGCTTAACTTTGGTTTCTCTGGTTTTAGAAGAGGTTCTTATGACTTCTATAAAACTGATTGGAAATATCTAAATGATTTTTCAACTAGAGGAAACATTGGAGACATTGACGGTGTGTTAATTCCTGCTGGAACATCAACTGTATATGATCAATTACTTGGATCAAACATCAGACGTCCTTTCTTACACGTAAGATATAGAGCTTCTGAAGCTGATGATCGAAGAATGAAGTCGTGGGTTGTAGGTTCTGTAGGAGCTGCTACTACTGGTTTAGACGCAATGCAAATCCATTTCTTATCTGAAAGATTACTTTGTGTACAAGGCGCTAATAACTTTGTGTTATTTAAGTCAACTGTATAATTATTAATATTTTAAAGATTAGAAATTATGGGATATTTAAAAATGACACTTTCGAGTGGAGATGTTAAAACTATTTTAGCAGATGGTATTGTATCTATAGAAGATGGCTCTGGAGCTACTCATGTAGATATAAAATACGTTGGACATAAAAGTGATGATTACATTACTAGAGTAACAACTACTTCTGCTAATGATAGAGCTGCAGTAAGAGATGCTGTAAGAGCTGCTTTAGTAAAGTATCAAGGAAATCAAGAAGGACCCGCTATTGAAGCAAATGGTGGAAAATCAATTTCTAACGTAACAAGCGCTTAGAAATTTTATAGCAAGATCCCGCTTCGGCGGGGTCTTTATTAATTATTATATTATATTATATTATGGAAACAAA